AAGAAGAGACACGACAACAAACGGACAGGGCAGAATGGAACTCTGCGAATTGGATGTAAGAGAAGACGGTGTTAGTGAAATTTCACGATTCCGCATTCCAGCACCAGAAATAGATAATACTTACTGCGAAAAGAATTGGATGCCAATTGTCGATTGGCCTTATCACTATGTAAAATGGACAAATCCAACTCAAGTCGTAAGAGTTGATCCAGATAACAAGACTTGCGAAAGTGTTTTTGTTCGTAACTGGGCAAATTTCACTGGTCATAGAGATCTTCGTGGAAGTTCTCAGGCTCTTCCTTTCAAAGACGGTCATTTTTGCCTCACTCATGAAGTTGATTTATTCAAAAGTCAGGCTGGAAGAAAAGATTGTGTCTACCGTCATAGATTTGTTTTCTGGGACAAGGATTGGAATATAGTGAAAGCATCTCATGAAGTTTCTTTTTTGGATGTAGCCATTGAATTCTGTTGTGGTATGACAGAGTATGGGGATGATTACTTAATTACTTTTGGTGTATGTGACAACGCGGCATATCTATTAAGATGCCCAAAAACAGTTATAGAGAATATGTTCAATGCTTAATAATACCGATAAAAACTACGTAACAGCGATTAGAATCGCAGTAAGTTCTCTGGCTATGGATTCAGAAGATCCAGAGAAGAATTATCTTCTGGCATTATTATACGAGAAGATTGGTCAGACAGCCTCAGCTATTACATATTTCCTTCGCACTGCCGAAAGAACGGATGATAAGGAATTGGCATATGAGTGTCTGTTAAAGATGGGTTTTGGATATGATTGTCAAGGCAATCGTCTCAATTCTGTGAAGAGTTGTTTCAATAGTGCCCTGCTTCTTCTTCCAGAAAGACCAGAAGCATATTATCATATGTCAAAGATCACAGAAAGAATTGGTCTTCATATCTACGCATATACTTTTGCTGATCTTGGTGAAAAATTAGCCAAACATGAAGATCTAAAACCACTGAGATCTGACGTAAAATATCCAGGAAAGTATATGTTTTCTTTTCAGAAGGCAGTGACTGGATGGTGGTGGGGTAAGCATAAAGAAAGTAGAGAACTCTTCAAGTCTCTATATGAAAACTATTGGGATCAACTGGATGAAAATCACCAAGTATGTCTGATGAATAACATCAAGAATCTCAATGTTCAGGTAGAAGAAAGAAAGCCTCCCGCGCCAGTTCAACCCATTCCAGTTATAGGCACCGCTGTTGTTAATGGAACAAAATGGGTAAAAAGACTGATTGATAGTGTGGACTATCCAGTAGAGAAGTTTGTGATTTTCAACAACAATGGAAGGGGTGAGATAGACACTGAGCTTGATGAAATAGCAAAGACTGAGCATAAGTTCATCAAAAAGATCATGGTATGTCACTTACCAGCTAATATTGGATGTGCTGCTGCTTGGAATATGATTGTAAAGAGCGATATAAATGCTCCTTATTGGATCATCACTAATCACGATATCGCCTTTCAAGAAGGTTTTTTGAAAGCGATGGTTGATGATGCGGCAAAACCAAATATTGGAATGGTTCATTGTCAGGCTGGATTTGACAACATGGGATCATTTGAATGTTTCTTGATTAAAGACTGGGTAATTCAGAGATATGGTCTGTTTGATGAAAACTTCTACCCAGCTTATTGTGAGGATTTAGACTACTTAATGAAGATAGTTAATGATCCGATTGATCGTTCTTTCTTGACAGCACCATTCTTACACGGTGATGTTTCTTATGCGACAACTGGTTCTCAGACATGGCGCACAGATATGTCTTTGAAAGATAGAATAGATAATGGAAGAATTATCAATGAAGTGAGTTATATGAATAAGAAATGGGGTCCTCATTGGAAAGAAATGAAACCATACAAGACTCCATTTAACAAAGGTGTCGTAGCTGAATACGATTTAAATTTCAATAGAAAAAAACATTTAGGATTCTAAAATGAGAAAAAGCTTACTGATTCTATGTCTACTACCATTCTTGGCATTTGCTGGATCACCTCCACAACTTCCAGATTCTAAGTTAACTCCTGGAGCCGTAAATCCAGATGCCACAATCAAGGTCATCTGTGTTCCAAATTACACTGCTGGTGTGGATAAAAACGGCAACAATGTTCGTAATGTTCCAGAGTCTGTGAAGAAAAAGGTATTTGCTGAGTACAATATTGATCCAGAAAGTGACAAATTTGAAATAGATCATCTAATCAGTCTTGAGCTTGGTGGATCAAATGATATCAAGAATCTTTGGCCCCAGTCTTATACAACAGAACCTTGGAACGCACACAAGAAAGACACTTTGGAAAACAAGCTACATAAGCTAGTGTGTGAAAAGAATATTTCGCTAAAAGAAGCACAGAAAGCAATTTCATCTGATTGGACAGATGCCTATAAAAAGTATGTTGGAGAGTGAAGATCATGAGCAAGAGATATATTATTGATAGCTTTATTTACTTTAATGAAAAAGAAATAATGGAGTTGAGAATTAAGATTCTTAACAACTACGTTGATAAGTTTATCATCTGTGAATCTAACAAAACTCATAGTGGTAAGCCAAGAGAGTTTGAAGTAAAGAAGTTGATCAAGGAACTCAATCTTCCAGCGGAAAAGATTGAAGTCATTGAACTTGAATATCCAGAAGATGATGACCTGTACGCGATGCAGATCGACTATCGTAATTGTTATGATGGCAATCACACCAATCTAAATTCTGTCAGAGGCAGAATCAGAGAGCGTTTACAACGCGATGAGCTTGTAAATCATCTTGATAAATACGACAATGATACGTTTATCATCAATGGTGACTGTGATGAAATTGTAAATCCAAAGTACATTGATTCTCTTGTTCATGTTGCTAGTCAAATTAGAGATATCATTATGCTTGTTCCAATGGTGTACTTACAGGGTCGTGGAGATCTAAGAGTATTTCAGAAGCAGACTGGTTTTCCTGAACCTTGGAATGTACAGACTTTCTTTTGTAGAAAAGAGCACATGTATTATGTGCGCCCAACTCAGATTAGATCAAGTCAGTTCAATGGAATACAAACACAATGGCTTTGCTACGACAATAAGATAGTAGAAGATATTGGTTGGCATTTTAGTTGGATGGGTGATAATAACAGAAAATTGATTAAGAGAGAATCTTTTATTCACTATGATGATAAGTTTTCGTTTATTGAAGATGGATATTATGGCAGCGAAACCAAGATTAAGAAACTTCAAGAAGGAATGCGTGAAGGTATGACATCATACAATTCGACTGAATGTATTCTAAAGAAGTATCCTATTTCAAACCTACCAAAAGAAATTTTTGAGTCGAAGAAAATGATGGAGTTTTTCTTCCCTACTTAAATTCCTACATACAATAAAGGAAGAATAATGTCAGAAGATGCTTATGTAAAAATTACTTGTCCAAATTGCGAATCGGAGTATGCGGTGGATTTCATGATATCTAACGTAGATGGAGAACCAGATCATTGTCCTTTTTGTGGAGAAGAAATCCCCGACGATGAGGAAAATGGCCTATACGAAGAAGATGAAGATTCCGATGAGGAATCATGGTAATAGGTATTGACTATTCATTATCATGTCCAGCCATATGTATCATGGCAGAACCTAACATTGATAAGTCAATGTTCTATTTTCTAACTGAACACAAGAAACTCACTGGAACTATACAAAACGCTGTTGGTTATGAACACAAGGAATACTATTGCGAACAGGAAAGATACGATAATATCGCTGAGTTTTTTCTAAGCAAGATTCCAACAAAACCTCTGCCTCAGATCTTCATTGAAGATTACTCATTTGGATCTAAAGGCAGAGTTTTTCATATAGCAGAAAACTGTGGATTGCTTAAAAACAAATTATGGGAAGTTGGTTTTAAATTTACCACAGTTCCACCAACAGTGATTAAGAAATATGCCACAGGCAAAGGAAATGCCGATAAAGCTAAGATGTATGAAGCTTTTGTAGGAGAGACTGGAAGGAATCTAATATCATTATATTCAAAGACTGGAAGACTTGATAGCCCAGTGACTGATATCGTAGACTCGTATTATATTGCGAAATATGGTTATCATCTCACCTATAACAAAATTCAAGAGGTCGAAGATGGAAGCACTAAAAGTAAGAAACCTAAAGCTAAATGAAGAGGAAGTAGACGGTATCAGCTTCTCTTTAAAAGAAGAAGATAGTAAGAAAGGACTTTCGACATGGGAGTTTACTATCATGAAGTTAAATAATTCAGAGAACGAAAATTTTCATAAGCATGAGCTAGGATACAAGTATCAAATTGTTCTATATAATAATGATGACACTGTTGAGGTGTTTGAAGCGATTATTGGCGATATAGAATACTATGTCAAAAACTTGATTAATGTAAACCAAGAAGGATTTATAATCAAGAAGTCTAAGAAATCAGAAGAAATTTTGAACAAGATCTTCAAAGGTAAATTATTGGAAGCATTGGCTAATGGATTAGTTGCTGTCGCAAACAAGAAGGCAGAACATGCTGTATGAGTCACTATCTAATTGCGGGTGGAGCTGGATTTTTAGGCTCTCATTTGGTAAAGCGTCTATATGATCAAGGCAACAAAATTACGGTTGTAGATAACTTATGTACGGGAAATATGGAGAATATTAGGAATTACCATGAAAAAGATTATTTCCAACTTTACATACACGATATTAACAATCTTACTAGCACTACCGATCTTGGCTCTGCTCGTTTTGATGGTATATTTAACCTTGCTTGTCCAGCTTCCCCGATTCATTATCAGAATATTCCGATAGAAACAACTCTTACATGTGTTGTTGGAACAAACAACTTATTGAAATTGGCTAAAGAACATGAATGTAAAATTATCCAAGCATCTACTTCCGAAGTATATGGTGATCCAGAGATTAGCCCACAGCATGAATATTATGTGGGTCATGTTAACAGCTATGGTCCCCGCGCGTGTTACTCGTCTGATACGGAAATTCTTACGAAAGATGGATGGAAATTTTTTCAAGACATAAAAAAAGAAGATTTTTTCCTCACTATAGACAAGAACAGCAAGATCATTTACCAACAAGCTTCTGAAATAATATCCCAAAACTATACAGGAAATATGATTCAATTCATTAGCCAAAATGCTGAATTGTTGGTAACTCCAAATCATAAAATGTATGTGAAGAAACGTGATCACGATGATTTTGAATTATTGGAAGCCTCAAATGAGATTTCTTGGGAAAGGGCTAAGATGCTAAAGACAGCAGATTATGATGCCGACGATATTACAGAATTTAAATTTGTATATAATGACAGTGAAAGAATAAATGCCAAAAAAGAATTTATTGAATCTGTTAATATGGATGATTGGGTCGAATTTTTTGGATATTTTATAACAGAAGGGTGTGTATATAGCCGTAAAGGCGGATACGGTGTATATATAGCACAATCAAAAGATAAGAATCCAGAAAATTACGAAAAAATATGGAAATGTTTACAAAGACTACCATTTGAGTTCAAAGAGCCACATAAAAGCAGCCATCAATTTTATTGCCTCAATAAGCAACTTTATATTTATTTAAAACAATTTGGAAAATCAAAAGATAAATTTATACCACAAGAATTGAAAAATTTATCAAGAAGACAACTTGAGATATTGTATGGTGCTATGATGATAGGAGACGGTTCAAAGAGAGGAAATATTTATTACAGCAACTCAAAAGCTTCAATAGATGATTTTCAAGAAATTTTGATGAAAATCGGTATTGTGGGCAATATCGGACAAAATCCAGATTCTAGAAAAGAAAATCCTGTATACAGTATTTCTGTTTTTGAATGTGATGAAGCACAATATCGAAAAAAGGAAGTTGTTAATTATAATGGAACGGTTCATTGTGTGACTGTTCCTAATAGAATTGTGTACGTTAGAAGAAATGGAAAGGCGTTGTTTTGCGGCAATTGCTATGATGAGGGTAAACGTGCCGCAGAAGCTTTATTTTATGATTACAAGCGTATTCATAAAGTCAAAACTCGCATCATTAGGATATTCAATACTTATGGTCCTAATATGTCTATTAATGATGGTCGTGTGGTAAGCAATTTTATAGTACAGGCATTAAACAATGAAGATATTACGATTTATGGAGATGGTTCTCAAACACGATCTTTTTGTTATGTTGATGATCTTATTGACGGGATGCTCACCGTTTTTGGTTCTTCTATTGATACGCCAGTGAATGTGGGTAATCCTAAAGAATTCACCATGATTGAGCTAGCTCAAAAAGTAATTAAAATTACAGGTTCAAAATCTAGAATTACATTTCTTCCTTTACCACAAGATGATCCTAAACAGCGTAGACCAGACATTGGTTTAATTAATTCTCTTGGTTGGAATCCAAAGATTACATTAGACAATGGCCTACTGAATACTGTAAAATACTTTAGTGGTAAACTAAAAGAGTTGTAATCGTGTTTAGAGCAATACTTATTTTATTCCTGTGTATTTTTGGACTTTTCGGTAATATCGGAGGTCCATCAAAAAGGTATAAAATACCAAAAACAAAACTTCCTAATAAATCTGGTCGATCATATAGAAAAAAGAAAATTGGAAATATGACATACACTCAAACGTATATCAGAGGAAAAGGAACATCATATTCATCAAGCATGAGAACTGGACTTGGATCTATTACCTATAAAAATGGTAAAATTACAAGAAAAAGAAAGAATAGCTGGTAATTCAAATTAAAGTTTTACTTTTAAAGTTTCTTCTAGTATAATATAGTCTCAACCTATAAGGAGGT